AAAAAAGCAAGCTTAAACTACCACTGGATTATATTCACAAATACTTCAGACCCTCAATTCATCTACAATAAGTTTTATTCAGACAATACATTTGAAACTTATGAAGAAGCATTAGAAAAGGGATTACAAGAAGCATTAAAAATGGTAAGATAATGGAAGGTGTTATAAAAACGAGAAACTTTGATTCGTTAAAAAAATTGAGTTACAAACGAGCAAAAGGTAAAAGAAAAAATATCGTTAAATTAAATGATGATACTTACAAAACAATACTTACATTAGAAAAACTAAAACTTTTAACACCGGAGATGTTATGGGATTTAATTGAAAGACGAAAATTCCTTTATATTGAAAGTGAAAAGTTAGGTTATATTATGTTATGTAGAGAAAAATCAATACCTTTGTCAAAAGATGATTTAAAAGGATATCTTAATCGTTTGGCAAATATTAAATTAGCCGTTTTAAGAATACCTTATGAAATAAGAATAATCCCCAAATATAATCAATACATAACCCAAAGAGAATTAGAAAATGGTACAACAAATACAAACACTTATTGACGCTATATGTCAGTTACATAAACTAAAAAAACCTTTAACAGTACCGTCAGCAGGAAAAATGATAGCTGAGTATGGAGGTGTAGATAAGGCTATTGAATTATTTCAAGGAGCTTATAAAGAATGTTTAGAAAATCCTGATAAAGAAAATCCATTTGCCTTTGCAGCTTATAAAGCAACTTTAGACAAAGTACTAATACCGATGAAAGAAAATGAAAAAACCAAATCTACATAAAGGAAGAATATATCTGAAAGATGGAGTATGGGCTGTTCAATATAAAACTACTGAGAGAGTAAAAGGAGGTTCTCCAAAACAACTCGGAAGTTACAAACTTCAACCTAAAGTTAATTATGTTCCAATCCGAAAAGAAGATACTAAAAATTTACAGAACCCATACGATCAAGGAAAAGAGACATGCTTTGAATTAATATTAATAAACGAACCTAGAAATGAATTCCAAGAAGTAAGATTCGTAGCTGATACAAAATCTGTATGGTACGCTAAACTATGGTCTACATCAGAAATGGTACAAGATCTACAGCACTATTTTGAAACAACATCTCAGGAAGAGATTGATGAGGATTGGAAAAAAGTAGAAGAATTTGATCTAGTAGGACCAACAGTAGAAGAATTTTTAAATATAAATAATATGAAATACGAAACAAAACCTCACAAAATTTTCATAAAAGGGAGAAAATATAAATCAGATAAAACTTTAATCCTATGTACAAAAACAACTTGTAATTACTCTACAGAATGTTTTCAGGGAGTAGTAATAGAGTCAAAAGAGTATGCAATTGGTTCATTTAGTAAAGATTGGGTTCCAAGTGTTTTCGAAGAAGTAATTGAATAAAAAGTTGGCTATTAGAAATATATTTCGTATATTTAGGTATAAATTTAAAACAAAGGTTATGAAAGAATTGTTCCTTTTACGAGGATTACCTGGAGCAGGTAAATCAACATTAGCAAAATCCTTAGGCGGTATTCACTTAGAAGCTGACCAATATTTTATGGAAGATGGTAATTATAAATTTGATGCGACTAAAATAAAACTAGCTCATGATTGGTGTCAATTAAGAACTGAACATGGTATGGAAGATAGCTCCCCTAAAATAGTAGTATCAAATACATTCACCATGGCCTGGGAAATGCAACCATACTATGACTTAGCAGAAAAGTACGGGTATAGAGTCTACTCCTTAGTAGTAGAAAATAGACATGGTGAGTCTGAAAGTTCTAACATCCATAATGTTCCTAAGGAAAAAATTGATGATATGAGGAAAAGATTCCAAATTAAGTTGTAGAAAACAAACATAACGTTAAAAAGGTAGAATTTTCATATATTTATAATAAACATAAAGTATGAAAACTACAACCTTTATTTATTTAGTAACTAATTGTTATAATGACCCTAATAAAATTTACATAGGTAAAACTATTAATTCTAGATACCAAAATCATAAAAAGACATATGGTGGTGATATTGAGTATAGTATAATTGATGAAATTGAATCTTTAAAGAGACAAGATTGGGAAGTTTTAGAAACATTCTGGATGAATCAATTTAAACAATGGGGATTTGAATTAGTTAATAAAAGGCATAAAGGTGGAGGTGGTATGGAATTTCTAGATGAACATCAAAAAGAAATTAGAAGAAAACCTAGATCCCCAGAAACTAAACTTAAAATAAGCCAAGCAAATCAAGGTAAAAAACGCACACCTGAAATGATTGAAAATTATAGACAAGTAAGATTAGGTAAAAAACATTCACCTGAAACTATAGAAAAGTTTAAAGGTAAAATTAGATCAGAAGAATCTAAATTAAAACAATCTTTAAATCTTAAGGGTAGAGAAATAACATGGGATTTAGGGACTAAAGGTAAAAACATCCCTCAATCCCAAAAAGATAAGATAGCAGAAGGTAATAATAAACCTGTAATTCAATTAGATAAAAACCATCAAATTATACAGGAATTTAAATCCTACACTGAAGCTAAACAAATCACAGGTATTGACCCTCAACATTGTTTAGTAGGTAAAAATAAAACTGCTGGTGGGTTTGTTTGGAAATATAAAGAATAATTCGTATATTAAGTAAAATTATAAGAAATGGAAAATAACAACAGTGTTTGCTATGTAGCAAGAATCAACGAAATTAAAGCAATTGAAGGTGCTGATAACATCGAACAAGCAGTTATCGGTGGATGGAATTGTATTGTAAAAAAAGGAGCACATCAAGTAAATGACTTAGTGGTATGTGCAACTACTGATGCAGTTATTCCATCAGAAATCTCTGATAGCATTGGTGTAACCAATTACCTAAGAAAAAGATCAAAGTAAAGTTAAGAGGAGCGTATTTTGACATATTTATAATAAATGTAATTATGACTAAAATATACCTTGTTGAAAATTGTTATGGAGATCTTAATAAAGTTTACATAGGCAAAACCAAAAACTCTAGAGAGAATAACCATAAAAATACTTATGGTGACCAGATAATCTATACTATTATAGATGAAATACCTTCATTAGATTCTAAAATATGGAAACCTATAGAAACTATGTGGATACAAATGTTTATAAGTTGGGGTTTTGAAGTAGTTAATATTAGAAAAGAAGGAGGAGGGGGGAGTGATGGATGGAATTTAGAACAAAAATTAAATCATAGTAAACTAAAAACTGGAGTTCCTTTATTAAAATTACGTGGTAAAGAATCCAAACGTAAAAACTTAACTATGAGTGAAGAATCATGTAAAAAAATTTCACAAAAAGCTCAACAACGTTATATTGAAGGTAAAATGTATTTCCCTTTACAAAACCCTGAATCTGCTAAAAAAGCAAGTTTAAGTAAAAGAGGTAAAAAACAATCTAAAGAACATATTAATAAAAGAGTTGAAAAAATAAAAGGATTAAAAAGAACAGAGGAATCCAAGTCTAAAATATCAGAAGCAAAAAAACAACAAACCTTCTATAATAATCCTGATAGATGTAGAAAAATTAGTGAATCTAAATTTAAACCTGTTATGCAATATAGTTTAGAAGGTAATTTTATTAAAGAGTGGTATAGTATTAAAGAAATTAAAAAATCATATCCATCATGTGATATCACATATGCATGTAAAGATTTTAAAAGATCATCATGTGGTTTCAAATGGAAATATAAAATTTAAAAATAATAAGTCATGGAAAATAAGCAGTTATGTGTAAGGAGCGTAAAACTTAAAGGAGTTTATAGTGAATGTTTAATCATAAAACCCGAATCTATAGGATTAGATCCTTCTAAATTAAAAGAAGGCCAAGATATGATGGAACATTTAGGAATTATTAAATACGAACCACCAGTTAAACAAATTCAACTTGCTTCAGGTAGAAAAATCAAGTATAGAGATAATCAGAACTTCCATATCTACTACAAATTCCCAAACCTTAAAAACGTAGCAGGAATGTTTACTGAAGAAGATGTTGTTCAAATTACTAGAAAGATTCACGGTACTAACGCACGATATGGAATCGTTAAGAAATCTAAATTATCATTTTGGGATAAAGTAAAAAAATTCTTTGGATTAGCTGATGATTGGATTGATTACGAGTACGTGTATGGTTCTCATAATGTAGAAAAAGGAAGTGACTCTCAAGGATTCTATTCAACAGACGTTTGGTCAGAAATTGCTTGGAAATATAAAATCAAAGAAAAACTTTGGGAACTTGTTAAAAGTAACAAACCAGAAGATATAGGATCAGGAATAGTACTTTACGGAGAAATTTATGGAGCAGGTATTCAAAAGAATTATGACTACGGTTTAGCTGATATTCAATTTGCAGGATTTGATTTTACTGTAAACGGTAAATATGAAACTCCTGATGGTGCTAAATTTATAATTGAAGATCGTTTAGATCTACCTCATGTAGAAGTACTGTATAATGGGTATTGGTATCAAGAAATCCAAGATAAATTTACATTCAACAACTTCATTGAAGGAACAAAAGTACCACATGAAGGAATTGTAATCAAGTACTTTACAGGTGAACGTCAAAAAGTAGCAAAAGTAATCAATCCAGATTATTTGATCTACGGAGAAAAACATGATGTAGGAGATTCTCATTAAAATATTTTAAAAATAATTAACAAAAGGCTTGCTTACGCGAGCCTTTTTTCGTATATTTAGGTATAAGAAATTAAAACATCTGTTATAAGAAGTAGCGGATGTAAACACAAAAATTAATTATGGAAATGACAAAAGAAAAAGCAAATAAAGTATATGACCTACTTGTAAGTATTGGCGGTGCATACGAACCTGATAGAGATAGTTTTATTTATCATCACACCGAAAGCAAAGATGGATGTAGTGAATGGCGTTTCTCTGGAAAACTTGGGTTTGGTGGTAAATATAGAAGCGGTTACAATAGAGTAGATTGTTATAGAGAGGACGAAACGCCTGAACGGATTAAATTAATGGATGAACTAAACGGTGCGTTGGCAAAAATTTAATTTGCTTATAGCCTTCTCTCGGCTTTGTTTAGTGCCGTATTTTAAAACTAAACACAACAAATAAACAATAACTTAAAATTAAATAAAATGAATACAAAAGATAACCAAGACAAGGCATTGAACAAAACCGATGTTAGCGGTAGTGCTTTTTGCGTTGGACTACCATGTTTAAAAACACCAAATTGTTTAAGATGTAACAATTCTGGATGGATATTGCCATGTAATGAAAAACTTGTCGTTATGGTTGATTCTTGTACATTAGAAAGTCGCTATGATAATATAAAGGAAAGTGAAAATATGATAAAATGTGATTGCGGTAGGTAGCATTACCGCTAACGTTTCGCATATTAACGATGTGGCGTATTGAAGCACAAAGATAACAAACAGAAAACAAACATTAAGTGAGCCGACATATTTCGGACAAAACACAAGCCAAGCCATAGCGGTAATATGCGGTTATGTGAGGTTTTTAAATTCAATCATTATGAAATTATTAAAAAAAACAAAAGGAAGAAATTTATATTTTATTTCTAAATCATTTTTAAAAATATCAGATGCAATTATTCCAATAATAACTTTTGGGTTTTTTTGGACTGATTTTGAATACAGATTCACAAAATGGCAAATGTTTAAGGATTAGTTTGTAAATCTCACATAACGTTTGCGTGTATGGCACGTTTCCAACGAGAACTTAATTTGAAATACTAAATTTATGATATATGGAGAACAATAATTTGAAAAACGAACAGCAATGTGCTATACACGATGTTATGCTCTGTACTTTTTGTCAAAAGGAAGTAATAGAATCAGAATTAACATACACTGAGGATGCAGAACCATCACATATAAGATGCTTAGAAAACTTCAATAAACATTGGGAAGATAGAACTGAAATAATGGACTTGATTGGTTATTAATATAGAGCATAACGTTTGAGTGTATGAGCAGTAGCCGAACTTAAAATTTGATTAGAATGATAAAATTTAATATTAAAAACTGCAATAGTTTGAAACGCCTAACGGCTATTGCTTATACACTTTGTTAGGCACAGTTTTATTATGGACAATAGACGATTAACAGGGAAATGGTATTTGAAAAAGAAATTTTTTGGCTTTGATGTAATGGTAGAAACGATACAAACAACAACTTGCGAATTTGATTTCAGCACAAGCCCTGAATTTACAAGATGGGAAAAAGCTAAAGAAAGCGATTTTATCGAGTTGGGTATAAATTGTGCCTAACGTCCGATGATAAACAATCGTTTTAATGTTGTTTATCATTTGTTATAGTTTGTTAAATTAATTAAAATATTATGAAAATTAAGAATCACAAAAACAATAGAGATGAATCATTTGTAATTCTCAAAAAAGAGAGGTACGGGGCACATTGGATATTTAAAAACATGGATGGATGGTTCAGTTTTGGTGGTAAGAGTGGGATTAAACCAAATTGGTCGGGTAATAAACCATATAACCCAGAAGGGTGTTTCTTCTTTGAGTCAATTAATGATGCAAAAATTGCCTTAAAATTGATAATAAAGAATCTTGAATACAAAGAACATGTTGAATCTATTGAAATTGTAAAATGGAAAGATGTCCCTTCTTACAATATTATGGACTATCTTGATAATCATCCCGTTTATGGTGGAAAAATAAACAATTAAAATTAAACAAATGGAAAAAGAATTAAAAAAGGCTTTATTAGAAGCTTCAAAATGGGAAGAACAATTAACTAAATACGAAAGAACAAAAATTAGTTTTGCAGAAGCAAGACAATGTGTAGTTGATAGAATATTTGAAAAGTATAAAAACAAAATACTCAAAAAATAATTTTTATTACTTATAACGTTAAAGCATATATTTCAGTAGCGTAAAAGTAAACAACAAAGTAAAAATTAAACAATTAATAACTAAACACACACTAACATTAAATTAAGCGTATAGTAGCTATTGAATATATGCAGTGTTAGTGGTAGCTTTTAAAACAAAACAAAATGGAAAAATCNTATAAAGAAATTGAATTTTATTTCGGNGATATTGAAAAAGCANTTGAAGAATTAAAAAAATACAATGAACAAGGTAAAAAAGTNTTTATAACATTTAATGGAGAAAAACTTTATTCNGATATTGATGATGTNGATTCTGCTTANNNNAAAATTACAGGCAAAACAAAAGCGGAATTTGACGAATCTGAAAGAATTAGAAGTGAAAAATACAAAGAGCAACAAAGAAAGCACAAAGAAGCGATTCCTGAACTTACAAAAGAATGGATAGAAAAAGGAAAAAGTATCTTAGATGAAAAGTATTATGAATTATGGGTAAAATGTGTTCCTGTAAGATTATCTGACTTGTATCAAGGAATGGAATTAGGAATGTGCCTTGATATTGTAAAAGAGCTAAATAACAATTGTTCGCTTGATGAAGCAAAGGTTATTATTGAAAGTCAAGGTCATTCAGGAATGTCTTTTGGATTAATTTGCTCAATGCTAAAATCTTTTTGTGATAGAGGTAATGAATTTGTTGAATACGTTCGCTCATAAAGTTACCACTAACGTTCTCCAGCTTGTTGCAGTTGCAAATAATTAACACTTAAAATAACAAAAATTATGACTAACGAGGAATTTTTAAAAGATATTTGTCCTAATCATACGGATAAGTCTAAATGGAACAAAAGCGAATTACTACACATTTTAGATAAGTACCAAGCCGTGCAATTGCAACAAGGTGGTGTTATGGCTCGTTTTAATATTTCAGAAGATGAGCTTATTAAAGAATTAGAAGATAAAAGAATATGTAAGTTATCTGATTTACCCGAAGATATTTATTATTTACATAGAAAAGAAACTGCAAGATGGTTTTTAGAAAAATATGACGTTTTCAAAAAATGTTGTATAACGTTTTGCAGCTAACCGAAGTTGGCGATTACGAAGCACAAAACTTGAAATAAACATAAATGTTAAACCGAAGCATAAACGTCAATATAACTACTGAACCGCCAATTTTGGTTAGGTGCTGTTATGTGCCGTTTTTCTTCACAAATCAATAATTATGAACTGGAAAAGATACCGTTTAAAAACTTATGCTGTTAGCGACAACAGACCATTAATCTTCAATCCTAAATTCCCTTGGTGGTGTAGTGGTTACGGAGAAGATGACAAAGGTGAATACTCTGTAATAATTGCGTATTTACCAAAGGATGAAGATTTACTAAAGTATTGGGATGATGCTTTTGATGTGGAATTTACAGAAGAAGAAAGCATAAGTTTCTCTGATAGATTTCCGAAGCCGAGTTATTTCGTGTCCTAAAATGTTTTATAACTATCTTATATATGTAATAAAATATAACACATTAATTTTCAATAAGTTATATAATGAAAAATCAAAAAATTATAAAGATTTGTGAAGAAAAGTTTGGCTACTTAAAATAAATTTCGTATTTTTAAGTATTAATTTAAAAACAGAAAGGTTATGTATTACAAATTCAACAAAGAAACATTGCTACCCGAAAAAGTTAATGTAACAAATAAAACATTAACAGGAGTAGGAGTTGCAATAGGATTACTTTTAGTATTAGGATTTACATCAAAACCTAAAGACAAAATCCAAACTCTATCTCAAGAAGAAAGGTTAATTGTTATTAGAGAATATAACGAATTCTCAGAAACAAAACTAATTGAAAAAATTAAACAATTAAACTTCAGATACCCTCATATCATTTTAGCACAAGCTAAATTAGAATCAGGGCATTTCAAATCAACTATCTTTCTAGAGAACAATAATATGTTTGGTATGAGGGAAGCTAAATTAAGAGCTAATTTAGCAAAAGGAACAAATAGAAATCACGCCTATTATGATTCGTGGCAAGACTGTGTTTTAGATTATGCTCTATATTACTCGACTTATCTTTATAAGATTAAAACTGAAGGAGAGTATTTTGAATATTTAAGACAAAATTATGCTGAGGATCCAACATATGTTCAGAGATTAAAACAGATTATTGAAAAACAAGAATTAAAAAATAAATTCTAATGAGTATGAAACTAAATCAAAATTCAATCAGTTCTAAACTGTACAGATGGTTCTACGGAACAAAAGAATTACCAACCAACTTATGCCCATATTTTTGGAAATTAGTATTAGCATGGTTAGTATTAATACCTTATTCATTAGTATGCCTACCAATGGTAATTATGGAACTAACAGACAAAACTTACAAATACGATGATAACAGTACAGGTAAACGTATTGGAATGAGTACATTAATATATTTTATGATATTTTTACTATCATCTATGATATCGTTAATTTGTGCATTTTTTATATCACCTGAAAAAGATAGTTTCTATTATTTTATGACTAGCATAGGAATTATGGTATGGGTAGTAGTAATCGTAGTAGGTATTACTGAAGGATGCAAGGTAGTTAGAGATTGGAACTATAGACGTAAAATAAAATATGATGAGAATGGTTATAGAATTTGGAATAAACCAAAAGAAGAAAAAACATATTTGGTGGTAGAATTTGCAAAAGCAAAATATAATAAATACTGTCCTAAAATTGATTGGATAGATAAAAAGTAAATTCTAATGAGTATTATTAAGAAATTCAAAATAGGACCAGCTCGTTTCACTTGGGTTTTAAGACATAGATGGGAAAAAGATAAGGGCCCTACCAACTACACAGTTTGGGAAATGAGAAAAAGATACAAGCTAGGATTGTGGTATGAGAAAAGTAAAGTAGTAGGACCTGTTCGAAAAGGAAAACATAAAGATGAAACAGTAAAAAACACTTTTACTCAAAGTAACCATGTAAATAATTACACAATTGGATTAGATTTAATTGTATGTAAAACATGGATCAGTTTTACATTTAAACCAACATTAGGGGTAAAGATATGACACTAAAGCAAAAATTTGAAAATGTAGATATCTTATTTGAATCTCAACTTTTAAAATTAAAGTATGACGAAAATATGGACTGTGCTGATGATTGTGAATTAATAGCAGACGATTACGCTATTGAGTTTGGAGATTGGGTTGGTAAAAACACTATAACTTACCATAACGGTAAATTTAGAATGAAAACCTTAACACCTGTTTTTCTTACATCAGAACAATTATTAGAACGATTTAAAGAAGAAAAAGGATTATGAAGCCTTTAGGTAGATTAAAAAATATAAAAGGATGTGGGCCTTGGAAATTATCAATATTCAAAACTGGAAATTGGTGGGAAGAAATGACACAACCTATATCAAATAAATCTGCAAGAAGAAAATTAAAACAACGTTTAAAAAATAAAGGATTATGAAAAACTGGTTTAAATATAAATTAAATTGGATGAGTGTTTATAACTCTCCATTTAAGGTAATTATACCAAAATTATACATCGGAAAAGTTGCAATTGGTACTCCTTATTTTCTCCCAAGAAAATTTAGAAGATATACAGCTCAAGAAGCAATCGATGCTGCTGTAAGAGAATTAAATGAAAAACCTCAATCTAGAAAAATAGGATTTGAAAAACTATATTGCGATTATAGTAGAAGAAGCAAATCAGTTGCTAAAAAAATAGGTTTTGATTTTGTAGGACACGGATGGAAAACAAAATGGTCAGACACAGACTATAGACATGAATGGAACCCAGTATGGAGTTTTGTATTCTTTAAATGGCAAATAGCTTTAACATTCAGACCTGTGGAAGCAGACCATTATTGGGAGTGTTGGTTATACTATTCAAGACATACAAAAGGGACAACTAAACAAAGACTTGAACAAGCTAGAAAAGGATTTCCATGTGTTTGGACTTCAACAAAAGATGGGATACAAACAGAAACTTGTTATTGGGATGTAATTTTAAAAGATAAATGGAAATGACATTAAAACAAAAATTTCAAACTGACCTAAGTATTAACACACTTGGAGAAGCTGGAAGATATGCAAAAGAATGTGAAAAAGTAGCAGACAATTACGCCATGGAGTTTGCAGAGTGGTTAAAAGATAAACCAAGAAGTCAATTCAACCGAGAATCACTAGAACAATTTAAAAAAGAAAAAGGATTATGAAATTAATTAAATTAGATAATAGTACATATGTACATGTCTATATTCATAGAATATCAGTAACAATGGAAGAAGCAGTAATCTCTAGTGAAACCGGATCATTCCCTGACTATAAACAACTAGCAAATGATTATATTGATGCTTTAGATGAACATTGGTGTGTAGCTTTTTTAGAGGAATTACATAAAGTATGTGCTCAAAGAATTGTACAGCATTGGGAAGAATTTGCACCCGAACAATTAGAAAACGAATATTACAAACAATATTTAAAATTTAAAGATGTATAAAGCAGCACCTAGGACAAATTTAGAAGATTTACATAAAAAACTAGGGCCTGAATTTGTAAAACAATCAGAAGAGTTGCAAAAATTGGAACAAGAAATAATGAAACATGTAATGGAAAAAGAAACACATGAATATGATTTACTTCAACATATCAAATTTTGCCTTGAATGTAAAAATGAATCACAAGCTATCAGATTGATTGAAAAATATGGTTTTCAAAAACAACAAGAGATGTATAATGAAGAAGAAGTTATGGATATGTTTCATAATTTAAGTATGCACTTACCATTACATTATGAATTTTTAGTTAAGGAACAATTTAAAAAGAAATAATTATGGCGCAATCATCACCCGAAGGAATAATTTTAAGTAAAGGTTCAAGATTAGAATCTTTTGAGTTATCAATTAACAAAGAAAAAGTTATAAGTCTTAAACAAGAACCAAAAACTTATACTGAAGAAGATCTGAGGAAAGCTATTGATTTTATACCTTATCACTTAGAATACGGAAACCTCACAGCTAGAGTACCAGATGAAACTATTGAACAATTTATTAAAAATTTAAAGAATGAATAAAGTAAAAATATACTTAGATGATGTAAGAACACCAGTTGATCCAGAATGGATTGTAGTTCGTAACTACGAAGAGTTTGTACAGAAGATACAAGACCTAGGACTGGAAAACATCGAATTAATCTCACTAGATCATGATTTAGGAGATACAGCAATGCAAGAATGGCACAGAAATGTTTACAATAACTACACCTTAGATTATAATAATATTACTGAAAAAACTGGAATGGATTGTGTTAAATGGTTAATAGAACAGTGGTTAGATGGGAAACCTTACGTACAAGTAAATGTACATTCAGCCAATGCTGTAGGGTCGAGTAATATGCTAGGATTAATCTGGAACTACTGCCATATTCACAGAATACCTCAAACTAGTATAAGATGGCAAGTACCTCATACAGTGTAGGTATGTAATATTTATTATAAATTAATTATATGATAAAATTAACAGATCTGATAAAAGGTATATTAAGAGATCCTTTCACAGGAGATTTACAAGAAGGACTTATTAAAACTGTTCCTATAGATCAAGCTATGGAAATTATGGGAAGAGAAGTTAAAAATTATCCTGAACTTGATTTTTTAAATGACGGGAATACTATAGTTTTAGGATTCAAACTCTACCGTCCTACAAGTCAAGATAGAAAATACAGTACAGGAACTTTCTACGACCCTAAAATATCAAAAGTATTAACTCTAGCAAATAATTTAGGATACTTTCCTTCCATTATTAAATATGAATTAAATGATCAAGCTGATCAATATACTAAAAAGTACACACCTTCTTCTTTTAGGGATTTAATCCTAAATGAAGAACCTACATACTTGATCTTTTTCTTTGAAGCTAAATACGACCCCGTAGTAGAAATTCCACAATATGTATACCATATTACAACAACTAAGTTTGTTGATAAGATAAAACAGATAGGATTAACACCAAAAACTCTAGGTAAAAGATCTACACATCCAGAGAGGATTTATGTATCTCTTACAAAGAAAGATTCTGATTTTCTTCTTAGAGGGTTAAGACAGCATTTCGGAAAAAATCAAGGAATAGAATTAACAATTGATACAAGTAAATTAAAATATCCATTCTATGAAGATCCAAACTTTAAAAACAAAGGAGTTTACACTTACCAAAATATACCTCCCAGTGCTATAGTAAAATACACTCCAATTGGGGAAAATTAAAAATAATTAAGAAAAAGCTTGGATTTCCGAGCTTTTCTTCTTATATTTAAGTATTAATTTAAAAAAATAAAGGTTATGGAAAAAGAATTTGTACCTTACGAACAGGCATTAGCTTTAAAAGAATTAGGATTTGATGAACCTTGTTTTGGTTATTATACTTCACCTGATAACTTGACATTAGAGCAACCAGCTGGAAGAAATGGCGGGTTTGTTTATTTTGCTCCAACATTCTCACAAGCATTTAGATGGTTTAGAGAGAAGTATAACTTGCATTCAACATTACATCTTAATTCAAAAGGATATTTTACAACTATAACTGAAAAAATTAATAATCTTACTCCTTGCATTTTTAGTAGTGAAATATTTAATGAACCTGAAGAAGCAGAACTTGAATGTTTAAAGAAACTAATTGAAATTGTAAAAAAGAAAATAATATGGAAGATTTTTTTGAAGACTTAAAAAACAGGCCAAGACCAAACTTCTTTAGAAGAATATGGCTGTGGTGGTATCATGATGGAAGATTCTATCACAAGTATTTTAAACAAGGTGTTAAAAATATTATCTATTGGTTTCCAATTATATGGAAAGATAGAAACTGGGATAGTGGATACATCTTTGATATTCTAAAACATAAGCTAAAAGCACAAGCTGATTACATAGGAGGTAACGATAGACATACTCTAGCGCAACTTGATGCTAAGAGAATGAGACTATGTGTTAAGTTGATTAAAAAAGTGCAAGAAGAAGATTATACAATGGAGTATATGGATTATGCTAAAGACAGAGTATGGTTTACACCTTGCGAAGACAGACCAGACCTACGCCAATACAACTCAGAAGAAGTATGGGAAAAGTATGATGAGTACTTCAAAAAATATCCTCTTGTTTATAAAAAAGCATTAAAAGGAGAAGGAGTATTTACTTTAAATGGTAGAGATGATTCTGAAATGAAAAGAATATTAGCAATGAATATTGCCCATCTTAACCATGAAAGAGCAAGAAAATTATTATTCAAAATAATGGAAGAAAATATTGAGCGATGGTGGGACTAGTCAAATACATACTCCTATTCTTTACACTCTCCATTTATAGTCAGCAACACATCCTAATAGGAGACTCACAAACTTACATTTTAGCCAAATATTCAACTAAAATTAAGCGAGTATCTAAACTATCTCAAACAGGTATAGGCGTATTACAACTAACAAGTAAAGTACGTTTATACCCTGTTTCTCCACATGTTAACACCGTGTCTGTGTGTATTGGAGTAAATGATGGGTACAAAGATAAAGGTGTACAACAATTACTTGTTAGAATCAAAAATACATTTCCAAATGCTAAAATTTTTATCATACAAGGATCTTGGGGATGGGGTAAAGTAAGAAGAGCAAATCAAAACACTCTAAACAAATATTACAAACAATATATTGATTCAGGATGCATTTTAATATCTCCAGCCATTGGAAGAGGTGATCCACATAGAGATAAAATTATATATAAAATTATAGCAAAAAGTTTGGAATCTCGAATTTAATTTCATATATTTAGATATTAATTTAAAGCAAAGGTTATGAAAATAAAATCAAGTAAACCGAAAGGACAAAGAATTTTTAAAAGTCAAACAATTCATTCAAAATACGAAGATGGTTCAAAAAGAAGAATTTATAAAAGACCTTTTTGGATTGAGCCTATCCATGAAAAAGGAGAGCCATTTTTATACTTCTGTTTGCATACAGGACAATGGACTTGTGAAACAACAGGAGCAAATACTTCTGCGTATTATGCAATGTCTTATGATGGATTTAAAGATGTTTATTCTTTAAAAGCAGTAATAAGATTAATGAAAAAATGGAATGTTCCAAAAGGAACAAAGTTTAGAGCATCATTACCATTTGTAGGATATGATTTCTATATAACAAAATCTTAAATTTAAAAACAAAGGTTATGAAAAACATACACGTATTCCCAACATCACAACCAAGTAATATTTGGATAAACTATGTGGTACAAAGGTTAATTTATGGAAAATTTACCTCTAATGATGCTAAGATTAATTGTCAAAATCAAAGTATATACATAACTTCCGACGAAGAAATTAAAGAGGGTGATTGGTGTTTGGATGAAGATGGGTTAATGAAATGTACTGCTCATGCAGGTGCGATGAATCACTATTTTCAAAAAATCATCTTAACAACAGACCAATACTTAATAAATGATGGGGTACAAGCTATTAATGATGAGTTTTTAGAATGGTTTGTGAAGAATCCAAGTTGTGAGTTTGTAAAAGTAATTGATAAGATGAGAATATTCAATGTTGATGAATTAAGAGAAAGACATCGTAAAGGATTACCTCATTTATATTCTGAAAAAATTGGTTACAAAATAATCATTCCAAAAGAAAAACCTAAAAAAATCTTTGATTTACCTATTGCAACTAATTTAGGAAGTGCTCTTACAGAAACTATGAAATCTGTTTCTCAACATGAAGGAGGTATAAGACAAGGAGAAATTAATTTACCTAATTTTAAAAAAGAAGTTATTAAAACTGAAGAAGATGCTAAAATATTTGTAGAAACTACGGGAAACATTCCAGAACCAAATGACAAATTAAAAAAAGCATTTAGAGATTTTAAAAAACAAGAAACACTTAATGAAGTTGCTTTAGAATTTGCTAAAGACCATCATGAAATGTATGAAACAAGTAATTTTGGTTCAATGCATTTAGGATTTTGTTGGGGTGCTAAATGGCAACAAAAACAAATGTATAGTGAGGAAGAAGTAAAACACTTAATGACACTTGCTTTTGAACAAGGATTCAAAAAAGTAGATATAGTAGAGGCAGGACTGGAAGCAAAAGAAACAGATACAGAAGTAAATTGGATATTTTTAAAACATAAAAAATGATAGGAGGAGCACAACCAAAGATATTACTAACTCAGAATGAAGATGGTAATTTAGAATTAGATAAAACATTTGAAAATATCTTCGGAAAAGAGTTAGAACCCAAATATAAATTAGTTCGAGAAAGAGATGGTTTAACCAAAACTTCCAAAGATGTACTATGGTTAGAGTTTAATGAAAATGGAAGATATAAAGCAGACTTTGAAGACATTGCTGTTGATAGAAGTTTATTAATGTCTCCATTTGGGCCTTCATTTACCTGGCATACCACACTAGTAACAGAAATTATTGAGCAAAGAGAAGATTATATTAAATTCAATACTGAAAATTCTACTTACGAATTATTTATTCTATGATAGCAAATTTCAAAGTAGATAGGTCAAGAAATGATTATGAATATAGGTTTCTATATCGTGATGAGATGTATGGTTATACAGTTACTTTTACTGTACCTACTCTATTTGATGAAAAAGAATATAAGTACTTAATAAACACAGATGAAGATGTTAGTGATGAGTATCTAAAAAAATATGTAATAAAAATTCTTATGAAAGATTTGGAACCTAAGGAATAATTTCGTATATTTAGTTATAATTTAAAAACAAAGGTTATGATACCAACAGCAGAAGAGCAGTTAATGATTTACGGAACTAAAAATTCAATTGAAGTAATGATTGAATTTGCTAAACTTCATGTAGAAGCAGCTTTAAAAGAAGCTAGCGAAAAAGCCAAACAAATAGAAGACCCTTATGCATATACAGGTAATACAGGTTCAGAGTATCCTGCTGATTATATTATTGACAAAGATTCAATCTTAAATGCTTATTCATTAAAAAACATAAAATAGGTTATGAAACACCTACTAACACTACTAGCAATTGTAACACTGACTTCATGTTCAGTGGAACAAAGAATTAAAGAACATTCCTATACTCAGGAATGGCACTATATTGATACAATGAGATTCCAAGTCTATAAAACAAAATCAGGTAGAAAATACATCATTGTATTAAACGAGAAACAAACAAAGTATAAACGACAATATATTAAATTATGATTTGGATTTTATTATTATATGTTTTACCCTTCCTAATATGTTGTATAGTAGGGTATTATATGAGTAAGAAGAATGGAGAGACTATAAGAGATTATTTAAGTGGTGTTTTGGTATGTTTAATACCTTTGATGAATATCGTATTTGTATTACTTATACTATTTAAGATTATTCAAGATGATGAATCAATTCAAGACTTTTTAAATAGAAAATTATGAAATACGAAATAGGGAAAGAGAGAATTGAAAAGATAGTAATCGATGATGAAACTAATGAAATAACTTTCTATAAAGATTACGGTGGAGCAACAACAGGGCTGCATTCATTCACCTTCACCGCACCTAATTTAAAAGTACACAAACTTAATATCCCAGATGAGAGCCCTGATCCTAGAGTATATAAATCAAATGGAGGGCCTTTTAGAAACTAAAATAAAAAAGATGAAAATAACATTCATATCCGACACACATACAAGACAAGGACTGATACCTTACTCTGACCTTCCAGGTGGAGACATTCTTATCCATGCAGGAGACATAATGAATTCAGGATACAATAAAAATGATATCTTTGATTTCTTATATTGGTATGATTCAATTCCAGGTTATGATAAAAAAATCTTCATAGCAGGAAATCATGATAGAATGTTTGAGAATGATCCCGAAGAAGTAAAAGAGATTCTAAAACAATATCCAAACATCATTTATCTACAAGATGAGGAGGTTATAGTAAATGGAATTAAGATTTATGGTAGCCCCTGGCAACCAGAATTTTTCTCTTGGGCTTTCAACTTACCAAGAAAAGGACCAGGATTAATGAGTAAATGGCAAGCAATTCCTGACGATACAGATATCTTAATTACACATGGCCCTACATATGGATTTGTAGATACAGTAGCAGGTCGTCCTTATGAAAACTTAGGATGTGAATTACTAACAGAAAGAATACCAGAAACTAAAGTAAAAATTCATGTCTGCGGTCATATCCATAGTGGTTACGGAATAAAAACATCTTACGGAACACATTACGTAAATACTTCAGTATTAGATGAACAATACGAATACACTCAGAAGCCTTGGAATGTAGAATGGGATCCAGAAACAAATGAAATAATTGTAAAATAATTAGAAAAAGGCTTGTTTATTCAAGTCTTTTTTCTTATATTTAGATATAATTAATTAAGCAAAGGTTATGGAAAAAAGAAATAAATATTTAGAAATGGACGGTTTATATTGGGAAAGCGAGACCCATGAATGGTTCCATGATAAAACAAGTACTGATTATGCCCGATCTGGGGGTATATATGATGATGCTCTCCCACATATAATTTGTTTTGTTACAAGAAATAAACAAACCGGTGAATACGACAGGGTCATGATGGACTCCACAGAAAACAAAATTCTATATGATACAAAGGTTCTCGAAGATTTAGGAGCTGCTATTGATCGGTTAAAAGTTGCTAAAAGATTTAAAATATAAAGGTTATGGAAGAACAAATTTTACTAGAAAGAGCAACATTTGAATTCTCACAAGAAGCAAATTGTTTATCACATCCAGATGCAGCTGAATTCTTAACAATTGAATGTGAATCAGATTTAGGAATTGATAGAACTGAAGGGTGTTTTTATGTTTTAAAAACAGAAAAATGGTCGATAAATGATGAGCAAGATTTAAAAAAGTTGTTTGATAGAATCCAAAAAATAATTAAAAAATAAAGGTTATGTTTAAAAAGTTATTCAAATACACACCAACCGAGCAAGAGCAACAACTTATAGATATTGTTGACAAATTATTAAAACATCCTAAAACATCTTTAAGGATGACACCTCTTACAGATAAGTATTTTCTTATCAATGAGCAAAAACATTACTACATACTATTAAAAAATGATGGTATTCAAGTAACTAACGGTAAATTTTCATTTAATAAATCTCTACACCCAAAAGCTTACAGTATGGTTATAGAAAACATTCACAATCATATTGAGGAGAGTAGACAGGTATTAGAAGAAAAATTATTCAAAAACGAAACATCAATGCTAAACACAGTATTAAATAATTTATAAAATGAAACAATTCTTAGCATCAGTAGTGGTAAATGGAAATGAAATACAATTTGTAAAAGAGCAAGGACATTACTTCATTCATTGGGGAGAACAAGGTAAACTTAAAGCTATAAAGAAAATAACAACTCCAGCAGGAAGAAAACCTTCACAAAATACAGCACATAAAAGATTTCTAGAAGCAGTACAAGCAACAAAAATATTAAAATTTAGTAGATTATAATGGCAGCAGTATCAGATAACAAATACGATGTTTATAATTGGATTATAGATATAGCTAAATCTTGCCAATCAGTCCAACATATGATAGTAGTAAATAAATTAGTTAGCCAATTTTTAAAGCAACATGATGATTGGGATTTATATCATCAGTTATGTAATGAAACTAGTAAATATAGTTCTAAAGCGGTAAAAACCAATCTAAAAAATAAAAAGTAATGGCAGGACTATGGGACATGATGGATCACGCCATCGCAGGAGAATTAGGAGTTGATGTAGAAACATACATCAAAATAATTGATACTAAATGTACTGAAGAAGAAGCCAATTTTATTATTCTGACTATAATGGAAGAGGATCAAGACAATTTAGAAAAAGCAAAAGAAATGTTTAATAAGTATTTGAATGAGTAAAGAATTAGAAATAAAAGATAAGCTAAGAGAACTTATTGACGAAATGGAAGATTTTTGGGGTGAATTGGAAGGGTTCGAAGTACGATTGGAACATCCAATTGTGGGTGGAGAGAGACAAAGCTTTGCTAATATAAAAGAATTTAGTATAATACATTTACATAGAACTCAAATTGAAGTATAATGAATAACATAGATATACAGCCAGTAGTAGCCTTTGAAGCTGATAAAAGAAGAGTATGTGAAATCAGATTTGACTGTCTTGTAACAATGCATGACTCAGGTACAAGATCAATTGAGGGAGGAATGTTAGGAGTAACAAAAGACCTACCACCACAATGGTTCAGAATGAACTCTCAGATTACTTTAGAGAGTATAAAGTACATGAGTGAAGTAGAATTAGGAGCACAACTAAAACAAATGTATCGGGAATTAGAAAAAACAATAGAGAAGTATGAACAATTTAGATAAACAGTATCAAGCACTCCTTCAAGACATTTTAGATAATGGTACCCAAAAAGAAACAAGGAATGGTGGAACAATCTCAGTATTTGGAAGACAAATCAGACATAACATGAAAGATGGTTTCCCACTTCTTACAACTAAGAAAATGCCATTCAAAACAATCGTAACAGAGTTGTTATGGTTTCTTCAAGGGAATACAAATATCAAATATCTTGTTGATAATAATTGTCATATATGGGATGGTGATGCTTATAAAAATTACCGAAATAATTTAAAAGCTGACCACGGTGATGGAGCTGATTGGATGACCCGTGATATTGATTTTCAATATTTAACTCAAGAAGAATTCATCAACAAAATTAAAACAGATGATGTGTTTGCTAAAAAGTGGGGTGAACTCGGACCAATTTACGGTAAGCAATGGAGAAGTTGGGGAGTAGGTAAAGGAATTGAAACCACATTAAAAACTGATGATGGTGAAACTATATACGAAGCGGGTTCAATGTATATCGACCAAATCCAAAACCTAATCAACGATCTTAAAACCAATCCAGACTCAAGACGATTAATGGTTAATGCTTGGAATGTTGGGGAATTAGACCAAATGGTGTTGCCTCCTTGTCACTTTTCATTCCAATGTTATTCTTATGAAAGAGAAGGTAAACGTTATTTAAGTTTAGCCTGGAATCAGAGAAGTGTAGATTGTGGTCTTGGATTACCTTTTAATATAGCTAGTTATGCTTTATTATTAATGATGATTGCTGATGAGGTTCAAATGATACCTGATCAACTAATTGGTAATTTAGGTGATTGTCACATTTATAATAATCATATAGAAGGTCTTAAAGAACAATTAAATAGAGAACCCTTCCCTTTACCTAAGGTTCATGTTAGAGATGGAATTTATTGTTCATCACATTCTGATGTATTACTATTCGATTATCAATCTCACCCAACTATTAAACTTCCTTTATCAAATTAATTTAATATTCCCATAATGGCACAATATTTATAATAAACATGCCATTATGATTTTAATTTACATTTTAATAGAAAATAATATACCTGTTTATTTAGGTAAAACTAATGATTCCTATAGAAGGTTAAAAGAGCATAGAGTTAATTTTGGTAAAGATGTATATCTTGAAGTAATTGATGAAGTTGAAGAAAGTAACTGGGAATTTTGGGAACAATGGTGGATTGAAGTATTCCAATGTTGGAATATTGAACTCCTAAATAAAAATAAAGGGGGTGGTGGTCCTAGTTTTCAAACTGAATCTGCTAAACAAAAAATAGGAGATAAACAAAGAGGTATAAAAAAACCTACAGTTAGTAATAAATTAAAAGGGCAAAAAATAACTTGGGATTTAGGCACAAGTACAGCTGTCTTACAATTTGACAAACAAGGAAATCTTATAGCTGAATATAAATCAATGGGAGAAGCGTATTCTAAAACTGGAGTACCAAGTTCAGCCATATGTGAAGTTTGTAAAGGGCGAAGAAAATCAGCTCATAACTTTATTTGGAAATATAAATAATAAGTAATTAAGTATGAAATTTTTAATAGGTTTTAGTTTTGGAGTACTAGCACAAGTACTTACATTTGTTCAATTGCAAGGGCAGTTTAGATGGGAATGGTTTAAACAACATCCATGGGCTGTTTCATTAATGGGTGTTCCAATCTCTTTTCTTTACCTTATGTCCGTAAAATATTTAGTTGACCATTTCCAAGGAGAGTTGTGGCCATCAAGACTGATGGGTTTCTCAATCGGAGCAATAGTATTCAGTTACATGGCACATTCATGGTTTCAAGAACCATTCACTCTAAAGACAGGTATATGTCTTGGATTAGCTTTTTGTATAATGATGGTTCAATTATTTTGGAAATAAGTTTGGGGTCCTAAGATTAATTTATTATATTTATGATAACAAAAAAAAAA